GTCAACTCATGGGATCTGTCATGTCTTTTCCGATTTTATGTATTATTAATTTCGCCATTTGTCGTCGTGCGATGGAGATTGACCAACGTCGATCGCTAATTCCCGCCGACTGTCGATTGTTTATAAACGGAGATGATGCTGTCTTTCGCTGTTCGGAGAGGGGGCGCCAAGAGTGGATACGTTTGTCTGCTCTTTGCGGTCTTACCCCTTCCGTCGGGAAAGTATATTTTTCATCCTCGTTTTTCAACATCAACTCTCGCCTCTTCCAAGTTAGAGAAAGTGAATTTTCACCGGTTCCCTTTATAAATCTTGGTCTTCTCTTCAACCTTAAGCGAAGTGGAGAGGAGACGAACAAGTCGTTCTTGTCCGTAGGGGCTAAATGTCGAAAACTGATTTCTAATACTCCTCTGCTTTTGCAGGAACGAGTTTTAGGTCAGTATATACATAAAAATCTTGAAGAACTCAAGAAACTGGGTATTCCCTGGTTTCTACCTGAATTTCTACACGGTCTTGGTTTACCTGAGATCGGCGAGAAGTATGTAGCTTCGCTCTACTCTCGTCGTTTCCTCGATGATGCCTTAAAACTACATAATCCTCCTCGCCCCGCGTCGGCGTGGGAGAGTTGGAATTATGCAGTACAGCACTCAAAAGACTTTGAATTGTCGGCTCTGATTGAATATCAGGAGACGATGAATCTAGCCATTGAGGAGGAAGATTTCCTCTCATTACGCAGCTCAAACCCTACCAGTCTTTCGTTAGATGCCCTTCGAGGCTATCTTTGTGTGGAATCTTTGTTTCGATCTCGATCAATTTCGGAGATCTACAAAGGCACACCGGAAGCTAGTACCGTTTCTGCTGCGGAGCGACGATTCTACCATGCTCTTCACAATCAGTGGCATAAGTTGTTTGTTTCTTACGGTAAAAGGAAACTTCCTTCCGTTAAGAACATTTCTGACTTTAGCCCTCCTGAGAAAGTGAATAAGCTGGTATTATTACATAACCAAGACTATATCGCTTATGCGCCTATCTCCAATGATGGGCATGCAGACGATATTTTGAAGCACGTAGTGTTTTCGGGTAACGATGACGTTTTCTTTCCTTTATTGGATTGAAGGGTCAGCTCGTTTTCCCGGGTATAGCGTTGCTTGTACATCACCTGATACAGTATGAGTACACGCTACAC